CAAACCGGAGTCCCTACGGAGTTCTCTGAACAAATCGCGATGCTTGGTATGATGTTTATGGGCCTTCGGCATGGAAAATCTCACGTCTATGGTGGTGAAGTTCCACCTCCGGGGCTTTCTAAAGAAGTCGATGGTATTCGTGAACATCGTTCGAAGGAGAATCTACGTGCGCTTGACGAAGCTACTAAGTCTATGCAAAAAACCCAAACCAATCAAACTGTGCCCGATCCTCTTGGAAAGGGATTTGCAGAACTTGTTGTTGAGAATAGAAGTGTTTACGTCTCTGTCGACGCTATCAAGCGCCTCTACGGAGACAAAATTCCGGCTCCAGAAGATGGGATCCTCGGGTGGGTTGATGGAATCGGAGAGAAAATCACGAGCCATGGAGAAGTTGGGAAGGATATAGCGATTCCATTGAAGGATTGGTTAACCAAAGTCGATCCTGAGATTGCGAAAGCGTTGCATGATGATACTCGGGTTACCAAGGATGATGTTACTACTAACGAAGCGAAGAGATATAAGGAGCTTCAAGAGTCACAGGAAGCTGCAACTCCTGAAAAGCCCGGTGTGCAAAACATCGATCTCTCCCGCCGAGGCTTTCTCAAAGGCGCTGGAGCCACTATTGCTACTGCTGCCGCTGGCAAGGTGCCGAAGTTAGGAGAGGTGAATCCGTTTGCTGGGGCAGACCTTTCGGTTTTTGATAAAAACGCTCAGCATAGAGCTGCTGAGTTTTGGAATTTCTTCAATCCTGGCGGAGATAGGAGTAAGGACGATGCATTCAGAAATCTAGTGAAAGGCCAATTGACTAAGGGAGCCAAGCATTTCGAAGGCCAAGGTGGGCATCCTGACGTTAAGCTTATGCAAAAAGCAGCTAGACTCATTGAATCTGGCTGGACTCCAACTGAGGAAATGCTTGTTCAGGTTCGGAAGACTGGGCAAGGCGAAGGTGGTGAGCCTTCAGAAATGACCAAGAAGATGGTCGAAGAAGACCATATGAAGCCTTCTGAAGCGGAAGAAATCTCCCAACTTCCTTGGCCCGAAGAATACATGAAAGGCGACTACCCCAAAGGCCTAACTGAACCCTTCGTTCGTGAAACCATGCATCGGCATCAAGAAGCTATTGATGAAACCCGCGATGCCTATCATCTCCGACCTTCTTTTGCAAAGCCCAAAGAGGTCAAGCTCGAAATCACCGATACTTTTGATCAACCTGAGTTCGAAGACCAATCCGGGAACAAACACAAAGCCGGGAAACTCATCGACATTAATCTGAAAGACGACGAAGGCAACCCTCTCGGCGCTATCTCCGTTATAACCGGCGAAGACTTTCTCCACGTCGACTATGCTCATAATGCCGAATTCCAACCATGGCAACATGGGTTCAACCAGATGGAGGTTTTGCTTCGGACCGCTAAAGAACTCTATAACATGTTCCCTGAGACTAAGGGCCTTGGTGGACATCTTATAAGTCGAGATAAGTATGTCAAATACACTTGGGACCAACTTTTTGGTGTGGAAGATTCAGGCCCTTCCAACATCAGCATCGCCGATCTGAAGGAGAAATACTTCGAAACTCCCTTTGAACTCGGGCCTTCTCAGCCTACTGGAGTTATCCAGTCAGCAAAGGGCAAGCGATTCACCACCGATAGCCTCGGCTCTACTACCATTCGCAGGGCTTTTCAACAACTTGACCTTGGTAGTACTATCGGTGGCCCAATAGCTGGTGCTTTGGACGCCATCGCGAAGAAAATCTCTGAAAAAGTTGGCAGTACCCAAATCCATGTTATCAAACAGGCCGAATGGGAGGCTATGCAAGAAGGAGTGAATTTAGCTGGTTTTTATGATCCGATTAGTAATACAATTGCTATATCGGAAAACAACTTTGAAGGCCACTCTGCTTCCCGCTTTTTCTTCCATGAAGCTGTTCACGCTGCGACTGTTCGTGAGATTATTCGTAATCCAGAACTTAATGCACGTATACAGCTTGTAATGAATGAGGTACAATCACAAATTGTCGGTAAGCATTATGGAATGACAGATACTGGAGAGTTCATTGCTGAAGCCCTTACCAATCCAGTATTTCAACGAGAATTAGCGTTGATGAAAATCTCTCCTGAACTAGCTAAGCATCTTGGTGTACGTGAATCTGGCCTTATCAAAACCATGTGGGATGCAATTATTCACACAATCGCTAAAGGCCTGGGCCTGGATTCAAATCCCGCGACTGTGTCGGCTTTGGAAGCCGCTATGCGAGTATCCCAAGAAGCGTTTGATAAACAACTCACTCTCAAAGACCGTATTAAGATGATGGAATGGAAAGCGAGCTTAATGGCTTCGGAAGAGGCACCGAAGCCATCTCCGATGGAAGCCGAACTTCCTGCAAGTGCCAAACCCACCGCTTTCCGAGGCAAAACCCCAGGCATTGCCTCTATGGCCCGCCAAGGTGAACTTGATGTCACACGAATGGAGGATAAGAAGGCATTCGCTACGCCTACTGCCTTAGGTATCAACAAAGAATGGTACCAACGCTATCAAGACCTCATCGCAAAACAACAGGGCGAAGATGCAAAGCGGCAGATGGAAATTGCGCTTAAGCGAGCTGAGCAGATTCAAACCAAAGAATGGAAGGATACCTCTGATAGGATTTCGAAGGAAGTCGAAGAGAAAATCCGGGCCCGCCCAGACGTTAGTGTTGATGAAGCTTTGCGAAAGGGAACGCTCGGAGAAGGGACAAGGGCTAAAGGTAGTCGGCGACTTCGTTTAAATGCTGAAGAGCTTACAGAGGAGCAGAAAGGCGTTCTTGATCCTTCTGAATATTCTCTTGACGGAGTCCACCCAGACGATCTCGCAGGGTACTTCGGGTTCCCTTCCGGGGATGCCATGCTCGAACGATTGGGGCAATTTCGAGAATTCGTCAAAGCCACCTACGCCTCCAGTGAAATCTTTGTCAAAGCCGCTACCCGCGAGGAAACTACAAAACGAATGGAACAAGAATTTGGTGACCTTGGCCAGAAAATCCTTGAAGAAGCCCGAGATCATGTTCTTTCCGAAACCCAACTTGACCTCATGCATGAGGAACTTGTAGGGATGGCGATGCAGGGTGGAATTGAGTTTTCAATCACTAAAGCCCAGATGAAAGCTATTGCCAAGGGTTCTTTCGACAAGCATACCATGGGAGATATGTCGACGGCAGAGTATCTCAAGCTCGCTGGCAAGCATGGATTAGAGCTTGAAAAAGCCCTTCTTGATGAAGATTTCAAAACTGCCTTCAAGGCCAAACAAATGCAGACCCTTGCCACGATGATGGCAGCGGAGGCAAAGAAAGTTGAAAAGGCAAAGAAGGTTTGGGATAGAAATGCAAAGCGATTCGCAAAGCGAGAAGTCTCTGGAATTGACCAACGTTACACGAATGCAATCCATGACATCATGTTCCGAACTAACTCTACGCCCAAGCCTAGACGAACTCCTACCGACCTCATTGAGGCCTTTCGTCGTGATGGATGGTCAGATATCTCACCCCTCAAAGATTTCGTGGAAGATCGTTTCGAAGCATTCCGTGAACTTGCCGTGCCTGAATGGTTACAAGATCCGAGATTTGAAAAGGATTTCGATTCGTTGACGACGAATGAGTTTATGGAGGCCAACAATGCCATCAAATCCTTGATCAAAAACGGTCGCGATGAACAGAAGGTATTTTCTGAAGGCAACGCGGCAGACCTGGCCGAAGTCTTCGAAGGTATGCGAGAGCAGATTAAGGACCTTCCGGTTCAAGAAGATAGAATCGATAGACCACAGGGTCGAATCGCGAAATGGATCGGGACTTCCTTCTGGGCCCATGTTAACATTGAATCCATGATGAACCGTCTCGATCGAGGGAATATCCAAGGGCTTTTCAAGAAATACATCATGCGGCCCATAGCCGAGGCTTCAAACGCCAAAGACGCAATGATGAAGAAATACCAAGGTGAGGTCTCGGATCTTGGTAAAATTAAGGATATGGATAAACTTGTTGAAAACAACCTCTTCATCGATCCTCGCGGCGATGGTAAACCCTTTATTATGCGTAAGCGCAATGTCCTTGGTGTTCTTCAGAATGTAGGCAACATCAGCAATTTGGAGAAGCTGACCAAAGGCTACAACATTTCTTCAGAAAACGTAATGGCATGGCTCAAACGCAACACCACCAAAGAAGATTGGGACCGCGCACAGAAAATTGGTAAAATCTTCGACGATCTCTTCGATCAAGGCGCAAGGATGCAGCATGAGCTTACAGGCCTAGCTCCTGCCAAGGTTCCTTTGCAACCTTTCATCGACCCTTTTGGTACCGTCCGCGAGGGCTGGTATAACCCGGTTAAATATGACCGCAAGCGCCCTGGCAACAGCCCAAAACTTATGGGACGGAGTGCATTAGAGGATGAAGGTTACTTTCGAGCCACAGTTCCTACCGGATTCCTAACTGAGCGCACTGGCTACATCGCGCCGATGGAACTAAATCTTGATATCGTCCCTGTGCGTATGCGCCAGATGATTCACGACATCACGATGCGGTCATCGATTATTCAAGCCTCGAAGTTCTTTTATAATCCTGAATTCAATCGGATGATCCGAAAAGCCTACGGCGATAAGCCAGTAGAAGAATTTATCCCATTCCTTCGTGATGTCGCTAATAGTCCTAACTTCGTTAGCTTCGCAGAGCAGGTTGGTAATGAAGCCATGGAATTCTTTCGGCAGAACCTGATCTCAACCCTTATTGGATTGAACCCAGGAACCGTGATGAAACATGGCACGACTGCGCTTTTAAACTCTCTCCAACAAATGGGTTATCGTGACTTTGCCAGAGAGTTCGTCAGCCAATTCCGCGTGGATTCTTCGACCGGCATTCGCGATGGTAAAATGGCAATGGAGAAATCGGAAGAACTTCAACGGCGAAGACGTAATTTCCAAGAATTAATCTCTGGTCATGGCTCTGAAATCAACATTCGCGGCGGTAAAGGCGGTGGAACTTTCGATACCGCTCGCGAGATCATGATGCAATTTGGAGCAGCACCAGTTGCGGCAAGTGATCTTTTGTCTGCTCGGCCTACATGGCTAGTTGCATATAAACGAGCAAGAATGGAAGGGGCTACAGAAGGAGAAGCGATTTATCGTGGTGATCTTGCTATCAGGCAAACCCATGGATCCTCTGTGATGTCGAATAAGCCTTCTGTGATGCGAACCAATGCTTTCGGTGCTCTTTATACGTCTCTTTATGGGTTTTTCAGTCATATGTTTCAAAAACAATATGAAATGGCCTGGAAGGCAAAGGATGCAGTGGGTCTGGCAAAGCAAGGAGAATATGCTGAAGGGGCAAAGCGAGTTCCCGAACTTGCGTCGTTATTCCTTTCTTACGTAATTCTCCCTGCTGTTATTGAAGAACTCGTCACTCCTTATACCAATTCGGAGAAGGATTCATGGGGAAAGAAGATTGCGAAGACCCTTGCCTTTGGGATAGGGTCTTCGATGATAGGAGTCCGAGACTTTGTTCATGGATTTATAAACGTTCGAGACCCTTCGGCAGGCCTAGTTGGAACAATGTTCAAGACGATATCTGATGTGGGTAAGGATTTGGGCAACGGAGCTCAAGCATTCACCGATCCCGCACGCCAGGCGAAACTGGCTAACCATATTTTATCCATGTTCGGTCTACTAACGGGGCTAACCAATGCTAGCGAAGGCAAAATGGTGGAATATTTCTGGCGGGTAAATAAAGGTCTTGAAAAGCCAAAAGGCCCATGGGAGACCTTAACCGGTATGCGCTATGGCACCACTAAAGGCCACAGCAAAACTGGCGCACAATATCTAGAACATCTGAAAGGGCATTGAGATGGAAACAAACTGGGACTACTGCCTCAAGGCCGTTCTTCTCGAAGAAGGCGGAAACGATGATGATTCTCATGATCCAGGTGGGCGTACTTCGCGAGGGATTATTCAGCGTGAATATACTGCTTATCGCAAGCGAGAAGGCTTGCCTATGCAGGATGTCTGGAAGGCATCTGACGTAGAGATTGATGAAATCTACGAAATCAGCTACTGGAATCCTTGGTGCCCGAAGTTGCCCTCAGGAATTGATTTAATCTACTATAATATGTGCGTCAACGCAGGTGCAGTACAAGCGACAAAGCTCTTGCAACGATGTCTTCATGTTAACGATGATGGGCACATCGGCATTGTGACAATGGCAGCGATCGAATCTATCCATCCTGACGATGTAAAAACTTTGATTCATTTATTCTCTGAACGATGTTTGACGTTCTACCGAAGTCTGAAAGGTGCTAAATACTATATCAAAGGTTGGACCTCTCGCACACGAATAATTGAGAAGAAGGCCCTTGCCCTTTTGCCCTAATCTTCCCCTGGCCCAAATACTGCTGTTTCCCATTTCGGGTGCCTACCAAGAATCACAATCTGACGTGAGCCAACCATTAGATCAAGAATTCGTTGTAACGACTGCGCAGGGATTTTATTCGTTGCAAACTTGATCAAATCCCCTTCTTCAACTTGGCCCAGGGCTTTCACATAGTGGGCAATCTCCTGCATAGCATTTGCATCTGCATTGCCTGCGCCGGCTTGGAACAAGTTCGGCATATGCATTTCGGCTTCTATGAGCCAACTTAACGCTCTTTTATAATCTTCTTCCGTGATAATCAGCTTTTGACCACGGTCAACACAAACGATAATGCACAATTTGAGCAAGTGCACAAATCGTCTGGAGTTGTAATGCAATAATCTAGGATGGTTAGGCACTGGGGGCATTCCGGCTCTTCGCCAATTATCGACTTGCGCAATGAAATTCTCCGCATTTCCAAGTTGTCCCCAGAGCGAACTGATAACGTGGAGGTCATGTATAAGATCTTCTGGATTCTTTTCTTTGCGACCGAATGCGGTTTCATTTATGTGCCTATCGTCTGAGAAGATGAACATTGCTCGTGAAGTAAATCCTTGTTCCCAACTACCTTCTGGCATTGTTGTCATTAATTGTGAAGGCGTAGAACCAGCAAGGATATTAAGCTGGGGTGCCTTGATCTTGATATCGATTTCTTTAGTCCGTTTCATTTCGGAGTAAGAAGCGATTACATCATAAAAGGTTGTTAAACCGGCGATCAATTCTTTATTCCACTCCGACATCGTCACTTGCCAATCATCGGAGAAGAGAATCATGGAGTTGTATTCTTCCGAGATGCCAAGGGCAACGTTGGTAACACTCCTTCGCGATTTCTTGAGCGCGTCAACCAAAGATGCTTTGCTAACTGATTGCGGACCGATTGGATATCCTTCAATAGTTTCACACAATCTTCTGGCGGCAGCAATCGTTCGACTTTTTCCAACGCCAGGATGCCCGACAATAAATGTGTACATATTTGGATAAATATTATCCGTTGTATGCGCCCAGACTTTTTGCTCAAGCGTGGCTCCTATAGTTGCAATCGCCGTCCATCGGCGGAAGATTTCTGGGCTTTCCAAGTCCGCGGTATATTCTACGAATGCTTCAATCCACGAATTCAGCCTCCTCAATCCGCTTCCGTTGGTCCCCTCCTTTGTAGCTTTTGAGCCCATTAGGGTTCGCCGAGGAATACTCGCATTATTCTGCATAAAACTCTCCGAAGAGCTTCATAGCTGTTTCTTCATATGCTTCTGAAGCTTCTTCGGCAGTGTTGAATGTGCCTAATTGATGGGTTATTCCATCTTTTGTTATTCTTGCTTCGAATCTTCCACTACTTGTTTGTCTTACGCCCTTAATTTGAAGTTTGTTATTCGAGTAAACTCCTTTATTGCAATTATTATCTGCTTGAGTTGTGGGCCTTAAATTATCAATTGCATTATGTGATTTGTTTCTATCTTTGTGATCTATGAAGACCCATTCTCCATATATATAGAACCAAGCTAAATTGTGTGCAGGATAAGATATACCGTCTATTCCTATAATAATATAGCCTAAATGATGCAAAGACCCGGCTTCTTGGTCTTTAAAACAATTAGGTCTCCCTTGAACTTTCTTCCATTTAAAGCTTCCAGTTTCTGAATCATAATCTAAAATCTCCTTCAGGTATTCTCTGTCTAGTGTCTCCTCCTTTATAGGACTTGAGTCCATTTGGATTGGTTTTTTCATCGTAGTGTCCCCAATTATATCCCGTGGCGCATCCATAAGGTATCACCAAGCTACGATTATTGTTTAGTTCTACACGATATTCTAGTAGCTTGCGTATAACTGGAATTATGCCATCTTCCATCTCCTCGGGATATTGAACAATAATAGCATCATGGATTTGCATAAGCAAAATGCATTTCCTTTCTCGCCAGACCTGGAGCATCCCTTTGTTAACAATATCCGCAAGACTCCCCTGGGGATCATAGGCTATCGCCGCTCGAAGAGTATCTGCATCATTTCGGCGGCCGAAGAAATGCCTCCTACGCCCAGTCAAAGACGTAAGCATACCTTCACGACGAAGTGTATGCTCCGTCCAATCGTGCCATTGAAGATGGGCTGGGAAGGCGGCGAAATATGTTGGTTGAAAATCAATGATCATTCCGATGGGAACTTTAGCTTGGGTGCTGATAGTTTCAGGTTGACCTCCGTAATTAGTCCCGTGTCCGATCTTTTTACACATGAAGCGTCTAGAGTAATGTCGATAGTAAGGTTGCTCAGCAAGCTCTTTATCAGCATTAGGGCTTCCGACCCATCCCAGATTGGGCCAACAAAGTTTTGCAACTGAAGTGTGCAAGTCTCCTGATTCACAAGCGTTGAGATACCTACCGTCATTGAACAAGTTCCACTCGATTGCTCCAACTGCACGGCTTTCTCCTTGCTCAGCGTCGAAATATCCTAGTTTATGTCCCCTATCCGCTATGAAAACAGATCGGAGAGATTCTTCGATATTCTGGAGATTTGTACCGGTACCGAATTCGGAAAATGATGAGGATAGTCGACCAGTTGTTGTTCCTCCAATATTGTAGCTGGTTCGAATTCTACCATCAGGATCGATTTCTGTTTTAAGCACGGAAACCTTTTTCCCAAGGTCCCGCATTGCTTTAATATGTCCGACAATGGGCCGTGCAATAAGGTAAGCCTCCATTCGTTCCATAGCATCTCGATTGACTGTGGGTTTCCCTTTCTTTCGAATAATCGGTACTCCAATTTTATCATAGAATAACTCCATCACATCTTGGGGTGAATTCGGATTAAAGTCCCATAGACCGAAGGCCTCGCCTACGATCCTTTGGAGGTTAGCCTGGAGGTGATCGATTTTATTTACATACTCCTCTACAACCTCATCTCGTCGATGGAGATCAATCCTTACTCCACGGAGTTTCATCTCCAAAGTAGGTCCTTGTAAGGCTCTTGAAAAGGCGTAGGTCTTGGAAGTTTGATCGTCTAATTCTGGTAGAAGTACTTCCAAGACCTCTGCGGTAATAGTTACGTCCATACCGTTATAAATTTGGTCCCTCTCCCAAGCTGTGAGGTCTTCTGGACCGGTTATCGAGGTATCAACTATTTTTGCCATAACCGAGCTCTTCCATACGCTTATGAAGCAATATATGGTAGGACTGGTCAGGACAAATAACTAATTTGCCGAATCCATGATTGTCTGCTGGACCGTACATATGATGAATGATGACACCTTTTGGTAATGGTCTACCCAGAGCCTTTTCTGCAAGCATCCTATGTTCATAAACTAATTCGCCTTTAACCTTAATTAAGACATAGCCAAATTTACTATGAATCCACCTATCCTTACTTCCTCTAATTGGCAGAAGTTCAGTTCGGCCAACGCTGTTTAGATACCATTTCTGTTTGTAGTCTTTTCGCTTATCATTAGTAGCTTTGACTGCGCAGGTTTTGGAACAGTAGACATTCCTAGCACTCTTAATAAAGAATTCTTCGCCGCAGATTTTGCATTTTCGCATATTAATCCTCTTTGATTGTGTCAGTTTTGCGAAGTCTCTTCCAGCTGCTGTCAGAACAATAAATGGATCCTAGATAACCCAAACTCTTCTCTGATTCAGGATATAGAGCGTGATGCAAGAGCATACTGTCGTGTTCTGCGTTTATCACTTTCACACCATATGCTCGCCATAGGAAGCTTATATCGTATGCTCCGTTTTGGAAGGTTTTTTGGGTAGTTGGGTCAGCAAGAATCTCTGAGATAATCCTCCAAGCTTCTCTCTCACTTGTGGGATTCGTGAAATAGTTTCTTCCACTTTTTCCAGGTCTGACGAATGGAACAACGAGGGCAATTTGAGGATTAGGTGCAAAGCCAATACAAGTTATAGCACGTCTAGAGGTTTCGATATCCACAGATAGAAGTTTACAATTATCAATATACTTAGCCTTGAACTCTCGAATATCATCAAGGGTAGGTGCTATCCATATCTCTCTTTTGGGTCGTCTTATCTCTGGAAACTTACTTTCCCTTGCTGCCTTAATAAAATCTGCAACGCCAGTAGGCCTGGCTTCCCAGAAACGCATGATATAAGCAGGATGATAAGTCGGTAGAACCTTATACCCCTTCACTGTATGTGTAGATAGGTGGGTAGTTCCTCTAATGGATGTGATCTTAGTTGTTCCGAGAAGAGCCCAACACGGAGTATTTCCACAAGCAATGATAAGGTTTGGGTTCTGCTCAAGCAATTCACTGGCAAGTCTATCGATTTCGGGTTCGAATTCCCTTCGGAAGAACTTAGACTTGCCGAAGGAAGGAAGACCACTAATTCCTTCTTCCCGTGTGCCACATAGATCTTCGATCTTGTTTCCACGAGGGCGTATGTTAAATACATTAGTTCGATAGATTTCCGGGTGCATTCGCCAGACCATATCGATAAGTCTTGGGTCTCGATCTTGCCAGAATTTGTATATATAATTCTGATCTTCCGCAGTGAGTTCAAGGATACCGCCCTCATCTAACATTCTAAGAAGCTCTATACCGGATGAACCTACAAAGGCCTGTTGGATACGAGCTTCGTTCTCTCCCCAAGCTTCGCCGACTACACAGACATCTACCATGGCTTATAGACGTTCTAACGCAAAGATAAATCCAACCACAGGTATCCAAATCCAGGACCTATCTATAGCCACTAAGAACATTGTCCCTCCGGCTATGCAAGCGATTTCAAACGGGGTCATCTTTGATCTCCATTTAACCACCCTCCGAGCGAGTGGTCTGAATACTTCCCGGAGGGTGGCCAGGGTATGAGACTGATTACCGAGGTCTCCAGTAAGGCCGGTGACCGACCGGTGGCGGATGAAGGGCTGAGTGCCCTCTATTAGGATTCGACAGGTCCCGTAAGATCAATCTCCCAGAACACACCTTTGCCATCTTTGGCCGGAGTATGTTTTACATGGCCGAGGAACTCATGGTTTGGACTTTCATCCACCATTGCGCGAATGCCCTTTTCGCCATCTTCATTGTCGATCTTCAGGTCATCAATGAGGAATTCGTTGAGACGATAGCCGGCATTCTCGGTGTCGTAGAATGTCAGTTCCTTGGTAACACCCTTGATACCGCCAAAGGCCGCCAGGGCATCTGGATCAACGTCATCCAACGCCGCCGTAGGCGCAACGAGGAACTTTACAAACGGCGTCTGCTTCTGGGCCGACTTGCCGTGCTCAGGCAAGCCTCGGGTGATCCAGATATAAGTCCCCGTTGGAAACGGCGGTGGGCGTTTTACATCGCCGGATTTCCGATCAAGAATTGAAGAGAACTTCGTTTCAGTCATAGGCTCTTTTCTCCATGTTGAAAGGCCAGAGTGGAAACGGGACATTAGAAGGGGATTTCCTCGTTGGGCGGTGATACTACTTGAACTGGGTATCTTATTTCCTGCACCTCCTTCGCTATCATCATTTCCAAGTCCGCGAGGATATCGGTTTTTATTGCATTGTTTGTTGGCGCTAGTGCAATATTACGATATGCTTCGCTTAGAAGTTTTAAGTGATGATGGCTCATACAGTAGCGGCCTTGACTGCCCACATGGCTGCATCTTCGTAGTGGGTTTGGGCGAGCGAGAACAAACGACTAACCTCACCTACATCAGCGGTAGAACTGCCCATGTTCTTATTGGCATATTCGTTACGAAGTTTATCACACAAGTCAATAAGCTCCGCCGACTTCCGTTTAATCTCATCGACGAGCGAATTTGCCGAGGGGTTGAAACTTGCGCGGACTCGGCGCCGGCCGAGGGACTGCTTCTGCGGTTCGTTCTTCTCCTCCCACTGTCTCTGCTCCTGTCCCGATCTCACTTGGTCTTCCATTTTCCTTCTCCTCTTCTGTTAATGGCCCGCGAAGTAGTTCGAAGTACGTCGCTAGGCCGGTTTCCACAGGGAGCGAATCTGGTACCCCCGATGGAATTCCATTAGCAAGGTCGATCATAACGTCCGATTTAAGTTGGATGGTACGTTTCCCTGCCAGATTCTTGAAGCGAATGTAATTCGGGAAGTATTGAGGGATCTTCGGCGATAGGGCCTTTCCTACGCCTTGTGGGAAAATCTTCGTGGTACCGTCTTTAAGTTCCATATACTGCCCATGGCAGATCACAATGACGTTTGTGCCAAAGGTATCTGAAGTCATGTATCCCAGGGCACTTTCCACTGCATCTTGGGCATCTCCGTACGTTGCCCTTGGGTCATATTCTCCGGATTTACCTCTAGGCGTAAGGGGCTCCCGGAAATCATATGCAGCGTCACAGAATCGAGAGAGTGAGTCCAAGACAAGGATGCAACCTGCTCCCCATTGGGAAGGTGGTCCAAGATCAGTCTCGATCCCATCGGAATCCTTGTATTTCCATCGATCAAGCATTTTGAGACCGTTGGCAAATGCTTTAGGCACTCCGTCAATAACGAGACCATCTCCGGTATACTTTCGCTTATCTCTAAGAGCACGGAATTCGACATTGGAAAGGTTCCCCGGACACTGTTCCTGGACGAGACGGACGAGGATATCGAGAAGGTTGTCGTAATCAAGGATTCGGAGTTTGTATCCCGCCTTTACAAGGCTCACGAGGCTTCCGGTTTTGCCACTTTTGGCATCGCCGAGGAGGAGCAATTTCGTGAATCGCTGGGATTTGTGCTGGGATAGGGACGGCATTCGATGATCATCCTTACTTGGTCAAATTTTGGCATATCTTCAGGAAGAAGAACAATGAAAGAACCTCCGGGACCCATTACACGGAGATCGCCATTTGTTTCCAAATCCCAAGAATCTAACTCGATTACAAGACTTATCTTACCGCCAGCGGATTCCATGGCTCACCTTTCACAAAGTCTGCACCAAGAAAGCGCTCGCGCACGCTTGGGCTCTTTGAGCATATCTTTCGAAATTTACACCCTCCATACATACTGCATGCAGTATCGTTCATTGGCCAATAATTCGCTTTCGCAAATTCTTCCGCAAGTTGAAACCAATAATGGAGATCATTGACCCATTCATCAATTTGATCCGGGTTACGGTAGGTGAACCCACGCTCAAAGCTTGAGAAACCAACTGCAACTTGGGCAGCGTCGATAATAACTCCCCGTATGGCCGTTTCAAACAAAACTTGGCCCGCCAATGTATATAACGACATCTGGTTGTCCGGGTCGAAGTTGTCAAAGTAGTAACTTCCTATTGTGTTTTTGGTCGTTTTGCGGTCCATAACGAAGAGCTCGTCATTGAAAGTAACAACACGGTCAAGGTGACCGCATAATAGGTAGGGTTGAATATCGTAAACATATTCACCATTTACAAGCTGCTCACTTTCCTTAATAATTGCCCCTTTTGGTCCCCAATCCAGTTGAAATCGAAAGCTCTGTTCCACAGCTACGGTGTTATCAGGCAATACATAAACCTTCGTAACATCATTGCGAAACTTTTCCAAATACCAAATAATCGTCCTCGTCAAGGTCTTTCGATTTTTATTTGGATGATCCGGGTCCCAATCGCCTGTGCGCAGCAACATGTCCTTAACCAACTCATGCATCGCATCATTGTGATCTTTACCCGCATGCCGGAGTTTATCATACGCTTCCAACGCGTGGTGGTATTCAATGCCAAAACGTAGGTGGACGTTGTCTTCCTTCGGCTGCCAGCTTTGGATCATTTGATAGTAATAGAGACGTGGGCAACGCTTAAGAAATCCTAGCGCGGTTGAGTCCCACGCCACCTCTATATTAGTCCCCGGGAGAAATGGACTTTCGCTCACAACAGTCTCTGATGCTGTTTTTATTGAGCCCGGTAAGTTCTGCGATTTGGTCATAGGTAAATCCTATTCTGTAGGCCCTGCGAATGTTGATTTGAATGCCGTTTAGAATACTAGCAATCACCTCGCGTTCAAGAGATTTATCGTCTTCCACGTTTCTTTCTCCAGTTATACGAGGGGTCGTGGTTGAAGGGGAGCATGGAATATTTATGGAGTTCGCTGACGCCCATTTGGCAGATAATATACGGATTGGAACGAATATCGTCGTCAAAGTTCCTCATGCAGCCTGCGCATTGGTTTTGGAGTTCGACTTCGGAGATAAATTTTCGCAGGCCAAATATCCATTCTGCGGGATTAAATATCATCCCTTCGGGAGGTTGTTCAGGCTTTGGCAGAAATCTTCGGCGACGATTATTCATCGTATTGGCCTCATCTTTGCATCGCAGTCAGGACAGTAATCTGGATCAGTTCCGTAATATTCGTCATCATCGACCCATTTACCATGTTCATCAACATTGGAATCGCAATTGCGACAACGCAGTTCATTAAAAGCGACTACTACATGCTCTGGAAATACCATCAAAACCTCCGATTTATCTTTTCCGGTGCCTTCACCAGGCCAAGGGCAACCAAATCCACCTTCGGCCCTGCCGCCTTTTTATTTGGCTTCCCGTCGTCATACTCACCGCGAGCTTTGCGCTGGTAGGCGATGATGTCGTCGATATCTTGTTCGGAGAGTTCGAGGGGGTCCAAATTCATGAGATCATCGAGTTCTCGGGTCATCGTAGGTCCTCTATAAGACTAAGTTGACTTGCATTGTGAATAAACAATCGACCATTATCATCTTCTACTACGCAACGTTGAGCGCCTCCAATTTTCTTAAAAACCGTAACTATGTAACCTGTATAAGAATAATCTTTGGCCACTACTAATATTGGTGTGCAAGAAGATAAAGACCATAACTCTTGATCCGTCATTCATGCTCTCCATCTCGGCGCTCGTAATTCTTGACTTCCCTTCGCATGATCCTACGTAGCTCCACACTCCATCCATACCCAAACCTGCGTTCAAAAAACTCCACGTCCTCCTCAAACAGATTCACCGTTACCTTCTTGAACTTGTCTGACGACATCTGCAGCCCTTTCTCTATCAACGATGTAAACTCCTTGCTTTGCCTTCACAAGTGATAGCCGATCGAGCTCTACGTCCCCATTTTCTCGCCTTGCCGTATATAACACCTGCATGAGATAGTTAATGTCCTTGGTAGGGACTAGAAGGCCAAGGTCGGCCTTTGCCGCACGGTGCCAAAGAGCAAGGGCGAGCTCGTTGGAGATCATTCGATGGCTTCCACATGCGATGGGGCCATTACCTTTTCAAGGTAGACCCAGAAGAGTTGATCTTCGGTGTCCGGATCACTGATTTTGATTGTAAAGATCAGTTCATCATAGATACTTGCGCCATGCATCTTTGTGCCGGGCTTGAAAGCGTCTTTGTTGAGCTTCCGTTCGAGTTGCCGGGCGCGATTAAGGCGAAGCCGATAGGTATATGCCGCTGCTCGGTCTTCGAATGGAGTTCGAACGCCTTTTGGTTCGGCGAGAGCTTTATTCATGAATTCATATTCGGCTGTGTAAGATAGCCGACTGGAAGACATTGTCATTTAATCCTCACTGAGTCGATTTCATAGAGCTCTCGGCGAGCGCGGGTCGTGATAACGTAAGCGAGATTCTTATCCTGATCATCCCCTCGGCACAGCCATCTATCGAGATGGTAGACAACGTCGAATTCGAGGCCCTTTGCCTTATGTCCCGTGGTAAGCGTGATCGTCCCGCGTTGTTTGAAAAGATGCTCCGCGTGGTCAATGGCAAGGCCTAGGGTCTTTCCGAAACCTGCAAAAACCTTCATGCACTCCGCGATGTCGTCGGCGGTTTTGGATTCGCGATCAAGCTTTGCGTTTCGCCAGTTTTCGATAGCGGACAAGACTCCGGCCATGGACAAGTCCTCCGAACCGAGTCTACGCATGATTGCAATGATTTTTGGCCCGACGTCGCTTCCAGCAACGGTAACCGATCGTCCATGTTGCAGAAGTCGCATCGCCAACTTAAATAAGGGAGCGTTATTTCTACAGATGATAGCTGATCCGCCTGGAATATTAGTGAGAAGCAAATCCTTGAGGATTTCATACTTTCCCTCCTCTTTAACCCATCGCAACGCCGGTGCTCGCCAACGGGCAGCTTCGACTACTGGCTTAGGACAACGAAAGCAGAGCGATAGCGTAAATGTCTCGGCCTTGAAGCGATCCGTAAGCTCTTGCATCGATTTCGTTTTAGCTCCTCGAAACGCGTATATCGACTGCCACGGATCGCCAACCGCAATAAGGCGGCCTCGAGAAAGTTTGTCCAACATGGCATGATTAAGTGGCGAAAAGTCTTGCGCTTCGTCGGCCATGACAAGGGGATATCTCGGGAATGTCCCTCCGAACAGAGTGGGCATATATAGTTGATCGTTAAAGTCGATATAACCGTCAAAGGCGGTTTGAATGCTGAGGAGTAGAACTGCATCGATAAGGTCAGATGTAAGTTCGTCTGGGCGTTCTTCGAGCACAGCATGGAGAGTAGCCTTATCGGTAAGGGGTTGAATATTCTGGTACTTTCCTTCAGGAATGTAGCCTAGGCTTTTCGCCATGCCTACGCCTTCGACGATTTGGAAAAAGCTTTCCCAGACCTCGCTTGCGATGTCCTTCGGCATTTCCTTAATCATTTCCCGGAGGAGGTCACCCGTTTTCTTCGCATTGAGCGATATACTTCGACCTGAAGCCCAAACGCGATGCCCGAGGCTATTGAGGGTGCGTACTGTCGTCGTAGAGGAAAATTTCTCTTCCGCTTCTTTGGCAACCTTCGTGTTGAATGCAAGATAAAGAATCGGTTGCTGTTTAGAAACGGATTGCACCATTTCGAGTGTTGTTGTCTTTCCTGTCCCGGCCAATGCGTTGATAACCAAATTCGTGTTGCTTGTCTTGACCTTGAACAAAATTGCATCCTGTTCCTCCGTCGGCGCTAGGCGATCGACAACGCCCTTGCGAGCAAGTTCAGCGAGGTTGATTTTGGGCATTAGGGATATTTCTTCTTGTTGATAATCTCTAGGCAAACATAATCTTTAGGATGAGCAGTGCTACAAGCATCGCACCAGTAGTTTCCGCTAGGCGCAGTCAGTTCCCTCGCTTGGAATTCGCCTTTTAACTTCGTTAGCATTCGTCCCGCGAGTTCTTTGGATAGCTCCGCACGTTTGGGATTAAACTCATCCCCAAAGGTCATTGAGAGTTCATTGCGGAGTTTTAGAAGATCTTCCTCGATCTTATTCACCTTCTGCATAAGCGCATCGAGTTTGTCGTCGATTGACATGGGCCTTGCATTACCCTGGATTAATTCTGTTCCCATCAATTCAACCCTCTTGCTGCGAATTTTATCACCATCTTCACGATATTCCCCATTTGCTCACTCCAAGCAAGCCAGCCTTTGGCTACAAGTGGATGAGCATCGCGTTCGATATGAGCTACCATCGCCATGGATTCTTGTGCCTTGCGCAGATATTCGATGATTTTGGAGAATTCCTCGCCTTTAGTAGGTATGCTCATCCTGTCCACCTTGAAGAATCGATTGCAGGTTTGGGACCAAAGTATAACTCCTGTGGATCGCGACTTGGCCCATTACCCCAATAATAGGTTTCCAAGAACTCCTCCGGTTTTGCAAAACTTGCTCGATATCCTTTTTCGTGCTCCACAACTTCGCCCCAGAGCTTGACAGTGCCGAGGATAATCCCGACGATATGACCAGGAGCAGGCGGGCCGTGCTTTAGATCCGGTAATATTCCATGAAACTCATTCATAACCGCCTCGAGGTTATTGAATGAGTAAACTCCGCCGAAGCGATCTGGACTTCGCATACTTATGTGAACACATTTATTAATATCCCCAGTCATCGGGATTCCCGGTTCCCAGAAGATTTCATTTTTGACAAACGAACATAGCCTTCCATCTTTGTTAACCCACCATAGTCTCCAACCGATGATCTCGCCTGCGCGAAAGCCAGAATGGGGAAGTTCTGGTGGTTTTGGGATAAGGTCGTCGATGATGTTCCACGAATTAAACATCAACATTTGCATTTGCTGAATCGTTCTCTCCTGCGTCTGCTTCAGATGGTCGGAAGCAGCTCCGGGAGGGTCGGGGAAGGGCATGATGGGGATGGTTGCGATTCTGGTGATGGGGACTCCGTGATATAAGGCTCTCCAGGTGGCGGCTGGAAGGCGGGTTCTGATGGGCTCTCCGGCACCGGCTCTGTCAATGGAATCACCGTGTGTTTGCGTAGCGGATTTCCGATATCCATGTTTCATGCTCCGTGGTGGTTGTTTCATATCAATAATAAACTTGGGTACCTTCACATTCCCCTCCTGTTGATAACCGGCTTTGCGATTTTCAATATGTCTAAAAGACTTGGCTTGTCAGTGCCGGAGGCAATTATTAAATCCTGATAGGCTTCGCTTTCAACGCAATAAGGACAATCAGCTTCCCAAACCCTGTCAAAGGCACTATGTAACTCCTGAAACTCTTCCTCGGTGAGCGAATACTCACACCCACCGAGGCGAATGGAGTAAGGGTAGGGGCTGTCTTCCCCGTTTCGTTTAACGTACCAGTCGACCACGATCACAGACTCCCCAAGTGACTTCGCCGCATATGCCATCCACTGCGTAGTCGGTGGCTTCCTGTTGGATGACCGAGAATATCACAAGCTGCTGTGTAACCCGCAGGGCCTCCAACATCGGCGCTGCTATGCCTTGGTACTCAACGATCGCAGTTGGCTTTGCAACCACGTTATCCATGGTCTTCGGACCCGATGTGGCGGCTTTCGTCGCTTGCGCATTGGTTTTCTCCCATTCTAGGTTTACCTTCGCCATGCTTCGACCGGTGTACCAGCATTTCTTACCGTCGATTAAGCGGTAGTGGCTTATTTGGCCCTTCGATGGATTTGAGTTGCACCCGGTCTTTGCTAATGCTGGTGTCGCTACCATCGTCAGGATCAGAATCGCTAGAAGCTTCTTCATCCTTCTCTCCTATTCGTGGAAGCGTAGCGCGGATCTTTTGCAATTCCTTGCGCTGGGCTTCGATGGATTCGAGTTTTGTGTCAACGAGTTGAGTAAGTTCTTCATACGTCGCGCAGTAGGCTTTCGCGGCCTCTTCAGCAATCGCGACGGCCTTTTCAAATTCCACAGCGTGGGAAGTTAGCTCTTCCGAAAGCTGGACAGGTGTCCTTGGCTCGACTTTGCGTCTATCGTATCGAACATTCTCCATCGCTGTGTTTAGCAAAGCTTCGTCGAGTTCCTTGAGATTAGGCCTCTGCATTCTACCAGAACCTGGGAGATCATCGCTAAGTGTCTTGTCTCGGTTTTTGAAAATGTTCATCTTTCACGTCCTCCTCTGGATTTCTACCTACAAATTTAGTAGGGATGCATTTACAAATTGGGCAATATTTAAATGGGCCTTGAATTCTCCATAGTTCCCCGTGCTTTTTCATGACTACAACAGCTTCAGGTAAACCCGTAAAAATATCCGCCTTAATATGGTGATGGTGGGTACTCATTCTATCATCCCCAGTTTCTTCAGAATATTCCTTGCAAGGCTCCGACTTTCCTTATTCACCCTCGGCTTCGGCAATTGCCCTACGCGCTCGCGTTTGATCACCTCGTGATCGGTTTTCCAGCCATTCTTCTCACGATGCGGGCCAGATTTATTATAGGTGACTTTCATAAAGTTTAGGGCCTTGTTCAACCCTGCGTCGGTCCAGTCGAATTTCATAATTATTGGCGAATGCCCGACAACAGGCATTTCAAGATAGATAGCTTCGCTGTCGTACCACATTCTGCGTGCCCATTTTGGGTAGCCGGTTTTTGCTATTTTGTCCATATATACGGCTTCCCTTGATAAAGCTTTCGCCACTGCGCTGATGGTAACCTAGTGCGGATTATCACATTTCGATAAGTAGTTGTTACCACCTTTGGCACAATCACAGGCAAAACCTTAAACGGCACCGTGGTCGCAGCCGCAGCGGTTGTAAGCCCCTTGAGAAATCCGCGCCTATCCATCCTATAGTCCCCTCCGACTAAAATTCATCACGCCAGAGGGAGGCTTTGGAGGCTCTACCTCAACCTCTGGCGTGACTGACGGAGCAAGGGAGGGGTCCTTCACTCCGTCATCCCCCGGCGGCAGGGGTTCGATATATGATCTTTCGACTGGCGGAAACCAATCTCCAGCCTGCTGGCAGAAGAACCAGCCCTTATCAATCCGTTCCGGATATGTCATGAAAGCATCAACGATGTCCAAATGCTTGCATGCCCCGCGATTGCTTTGCGGGCAGTTGCAAGTATAACCAAAGTCCCCATTGGGCTTCAAGTGATAGAACACAACTGGATTGAGGTCCTTGGTGAACTTAGTTATACGAAGCCCGTCGCCTTCGGTGCGAAGGGTGTAGACATCGTCTTTGAGGAGGTCATAGTCGTTCATACTTGTCTTGCCTTTTGCGTTTCAGCTCGTTTCCGTGTCCGATCCTCCTCGTCCCTAGGATTACATATTGGGCAAGCAAAGATTGGGCCGCTATTTTCTGCATAACACCAGCCAGGCTCAGGGCTATTGTATTCACAGTATTTACAACCTAGTTTCATGCTCCACCTATCATACTTGGGTCAAACCGTTCAAGCATTAAAGGAACGTCGACATATAATTTCACTTTATCGCCGACTTTCCATTTATGCTCGTAAGGGCAGAGCATGCAAATATGCGCGCCCTCAGCAATTTCAATCGTAATCTGATATTGGCGCAAGCCTGGGTTGAACTTTATCTCAACCACTGTACAGTCTGTAACTTCGGCTTTCATCAGAAGTTTACCTCGGGCTGATCAAGTATTGTCCAAAACAACGGCTTGGGTTGGTTGTCAAACCAAATCAGGAGATACTTGCCTTTGTTAGGTCCTTCGCAAATAACCGTATGTTGCAATCGTGGCTGACCCAAGCGCAGCGCAGGCATCTGCTCCATCCAAATGTTGAACACCCATTCAGGTCGCTGAGCCCAGATTTGCCACTCACCGTTCATTTTCAATCTCCATTGAAAGGACCCCCAGATAACAGCTTGCGGGGAACCGTCTCTGAGGTCCAGTTTTACTGAGGAGATACGCTTTCAGTAATCATGATCCATTTTGGCCGCTGCTTATGCGCCGGAGGATTTTTAATCCTGAAGACCATCTGACGAATGGTGTTCGGATTAGTCAATGGAAACACTTTCGCGATTTCTCCGGATTTCATCCCGTGGACCATTAGAGAATAAACCTCGCGAAACTTTGTACCCTCTCGCGGCACAAGCCAGTCTCGCTCGTCGATAGGACGGATTTTCATGGTTGGGTCTCCGACTTGTCTGCGTAGCGAACATAGACAACTTCGTTCCAGTTATAACTCGCGACGGGCTCGCTCATGACATCGCGAATGTCTAAGCAATCGTTGTTCCTGACCCAGGTATGATGTTCGTCAAATTCATGAACCACGTCCGTGTCGAAGAGAACTTCTATGATTTTCATTGGCTATGCCTCTTTCAACAATGCCCTTGTCCCATCTTACCCCTTAACTATAACAGATTTTTCACGAAAAGTCAATTACAAAATTCCCTGGTAGACCTTAGGGACCTTGGGGCGAACAGGCCATGTGCCAAATTCGCCCCAAAGACTTAGTCAAGTAGACAAAAGATACAGATAATTATTACGAATAGTGCGACGAGCGGCTCACTTCCGGAGGGGACCATGGCTTGGGTTCCGTAGGGTTGACGATGACAGGCTTTGGCTTGTCGGCTTCGGCCTCAGCCATGGCAGCGGCGACGATGCCTTGGATAGTGTCGAATTTGTGCTGAAGCGAAGCAAGCCTCGTGTTCAACCTAAGAACCTCCCCTTGCTTATCGTTCGCAGCGTTAGCAAACCGTGCCCGTTCGTCTCGCTCAAGCTGGATTTCTAGCGTAAGCTCTTCCCTTTCCCGCTTCAAGCTCTCGCACTCGGCCTTCGTGGCCTCAAGCTCTTGACGAAGCGTGGGCAGTTTCGTGGCATCAGTCAAAAACTGAGCAATCATCGCCACCATACCTGCCATTTCAACCTCCTTGTTGGCAACCTGGATGCCTGTAGAGTCGTTCATTGTAGTCTCCTCGTTAGCCTAGACTGGCCCTAGGCAGCCATAAACCCTGGGGTGGAAACACCCCAGGGTCTATTCAGATTAAGCTTTAGGCATGAACGGGCTTAGAAGCCTGCTTTTTGCCCGGCACTGGCCGAGCCGCAGGCTTCCCGGCCTGCTTCGCCGAGATAGGAGTATCCGTTCCCTTTCCAGCCTTGACAGCTTCGCGCTTGGCCTTATCGGCAATCTTCTTTGCCTCGGCTTCAGCAACCTTCTTCGCGCTGACAGCGATCTTCGACACGTCGATAGCAACCTTCGGCTTGGCCTCCTTGCGCTTGGCAATATTAGCCGTCGCCTCTTCAACGATCGAAGGATCGTTCTGTAGAAGTTCCTTTGCCGCTGTAGTGATCTCACTCGCTGCGTAGTGGGAAATCTTATGCCCACCTGCCTTGAGTTCGTCCTTGACGATGATCCGTGCCAGGCGCATGGCTTCGGTGTTAACCTCGCCAGAGGCCGCCTTGGCCTTGACGCCACCGGTCATGCGGATTTTGTTCGCATAGATTGCTTCAAGGTTCTTTGAAGCAATGATGAAAGCCTCGCCCTGGCGTTCGGCCTCATCGGAGATGAGTTCTTTCGTGACTTTCGTCATCCCCCTGTTCAACAACGATTTCAGTCCGAGTTTGAAACAATACTCGAACAGGTCCTGGTTGACCTGATCGGTCTCGACTTCCATGTTCTTCCCGGCCTTGGTAACTGGAATGAGAATCTTTGCCATATTGTGTAACCTTTCTGTTGCCGATTGAAGTTAGCTAACGTCACCCTCAAAGTGACAAATGCGACTATAGTCGCAATGCGCTCCGCTGTCAAATGTTATTTTCACATAGCTGCTATGCAGAAAAAGGGTGTGACATTTTCGCCACACCACAGGCTTATCATCTAAGCCTAAGCCCTAAGGCTTTCAAGTCTATTCGCTTGATTGGCCCTCCTATGTTTTGCTTATTGAACCTGGGTTGATACTGGCGTATTGCTATGAACTCCTTCTGCACCAACTCCTCGGGCTTACAGGCTTCAAAGGTAACTTGCTTCCATTGGTATTTGGCATTATTCCTTCGCCTTGACTTGTGATGAGGGAGCCTATTTAACACGTGATTTGAGGCTCCCACATAAATACAGATATTATCTCCCCAAAGAATATATACGCCACACAGTGGTTCAGCTAAGTGAGTTATGTCTTCCATACTAATGCTCTTTCTCCTGTTCCACAAGCCAGAGGGCGAAGGCATGATAGTCATCGCCAGTGGCTGTGTCTAAGAATGCCAATATGGCACAGTTGAATGTGTCTTCCACCATATCACCATCAAGATATGCATTCGCGGCTTCCTTAAGTTGCTTCAGCGTCATTTCTTCCTCCACTGTCTTACAAGTTCTCCTATCAGAAACCCCACGACGAGACCTCCGATTATTAACGCTGCCCAGTCCATTCCAGAGTCTCCTGAATTCTAAGTCTGAATGCTTCCAGTCGCAGATGCTAAGTCTATGGTTTCACCTTAGTAACTAATCTTCTTCTTCCTCATTTAACATGATTGATGTTACATCCAGATTTAAAGAATTAAGTCGTTGAAGATGAATCTGTGCAGCTTCCACAGCTTCGGTAAATGATTGTCGAAATAGACTAAATTCAATATACATAGACGGACAAGCAACGTCTTCGTCAAGTCTTTCAACTTGTAGTGTAGCTTGTACTCGCCACCAGCGATTTACCATGTTTTCTCTCCTTTGTTAACAAATCGGCAGCATTTGCGCTGCCTTAGAATGCTAATGCGACAGCTTCCAAGCCATGCCAATCGCCACCGCAATCGATCCCCAGCCCAGCGCAGCCACAATCGAAAGGCTTGCCCACCTAAGGTTGTGCAAACGCATTGCGGTTGTTTCAATCCGATAGGCAGGATTGAGCTTGGCCTGGATTTGCCTAACGTCCTGGGGCTTTAACACTCCAAGCTGCTGCAAGCTTTCAAGCTTTCGTTTTTTGGACATAAACTGTCCCTCCTTCGGCATTATTGCCAACAGGCTGCATTCGCGCAGCCCTTCTATCAGTTCCGCTTATGCCTTGCCGCAAACGCATGCAATGCCGTATTAACCACACTTTCATGTGCCAACACTGACCCATGTATTACATCATCAATGTTATTTCCAGCCGTAGCTATCATAACCCCAAGAAATTGCGCAAGACATCCTATGCTTTGCTTGGGCTGTATGTTCTGGCTTTCAAACCAGTTCACTAGTGCTTCGCAAACATCTGCATCGTCTTTGGTCATCGCTTCATCCTCCAATGTAACAAATAAACTGCTAAGGGCATTCGCGCCCCTAGCATAATCCCTACCACTCTTCGCTCGGGCCAATATGGTTGCCCAGGCTATCATCCTCGATTGCTTCAGCCCCTACAATGCTTGCACACCAAGGCTTATGCCATTCCACTCCGCCACAAGCCTTGCAAATCGTCTTCCCTTCCACGCTCAGCGTCAGCCATCCTTTGTCTGACCAATCGTAAAACGCCTCTCTGAGCGCATCCACAACCGCATCAGCAATGCCATTCTCGCTATGGTTCTTTTTATAATCCTCCTTTGCCTGCTGTTCCTTTTCAATGGTCCACGCATAGCTCCTTGGCCCATGATATGTCTCCCAGAATTCCGTTCCCGGCCCATGAACCTTATCATACTCTGCCTGGTTCACCTCAACCGTCACTACAACCTTCGTCATGCCTTATCCTTCCTTACACTGTCGTCATCTTTAATGCTTTCCCAATTCTCCGCTTCGTCATGTTCCTCCACTTTAGGCTGCGGCCATCTATCATTGCCAATTTCAATATGATTACCCAGCTGCGGCCTTGTTGAAAATCTCAGCCCGCACTTGCACACAAACCATGCCATCTGTTCTGCCCTTTCCAATCTAACAAACTCTACTATACACTATCCCAATCGATTTGTCAATTGTTATTTTCACCGCCTGCGGCCTTTGGTGAGGTCACTACTCTCTTGTTAGACCCCTCTTAGACCCTGGTAGCTCCCTGATACCCTCTTGTACCCCTTTCTGGCACCCCTTGCCAGAAAGCACTCCCAGGGGTCAGCTCTATATCTTTCTCTCTTATGTCAAATTTTTTTTTTTTAGAACAACACTACACACAGACAACTGGCCTGGGAACGGGTATGACGCCTAGGGTTAGAAGAGGGTATCACGGTCCTTGAGGGTCCTAGAGAGGAATTCGGTAGGTGAATTGAAAACTATAGGGTCAACGAGCAGGTTGTGCAACGCCGGCGGGGTTTATTCATGGCTTAAGCCCAAAGAATAGGCCGGGGAATTTCTCCCCCGGCCTATTCTCGCCTAGGCTTTGTCCGAGGCATTTGGATACTCAGCCTCGATCTTCGCCTTTAGGCTTTCAGCGTTCTCCCAGA